CCTTTTAAGCTGTCAAAATCTTGTTGCGTAAAGTCTAATATAAAGTCAATAGTTTCATTAAACGACGCTTCTTTATCTCCACGTATTTTCCAACCATACTTGGCTTTTGACAATCCACCTCTAATTAGACTAATTGCTGATGAACCAAACAAGTCTTCACATTGATGCGTTCGACATTTGTAATGAACTCGTATATCACCATTATAGTACAAGTTAAGGGCTGTAGGGTTGTCTCCACCGTGAATAAAGCATGAAGATTTAATTAAAATATCGTTTTTATATTCTAACTCTGTATGAAAATAGCTATAAAACCTATCTAAGTTTTGTATAACTAAATCTGTTATTGCATTAAGTTTTGCTTGATCTTTGTATTTATGCGAAGGGGATGTCGTCATCTTGAGCTTCCATTGGATCGTTACTAACTAAATTTGTACCGTCTTCTAATTCAAACGCTGTTTTACCTTCAACAAGTTTGGCATATTTACCAATCATATTAACATTTATATAGTCTTTATCTGCAAGACCTTCACCATGTCTAGCAATTACAGGAACTAATTTTCTATTACCATTCTCCGTTCCATCTTTGGCAATTTCTTCATCAGATTTAGATTTATAAATACTAAAGTTGGAACATAGCCAAATAATTCTATCTGATCCACTTGCAGTGTCTGTAGATTCTTTCGTAATACCATCTCTATTAAGTTGAACAAAAGCAAGGACGGGTACTTCATATCTAATAGCGAAGTTGTGCAAAGATGTCATTAAAAAACCTAATAACTGATACTCCTTCATATCCTTACTAATTTCAGATGATTCCATAATTTTTAAATAGTCATATACTATAACACAATCTTTTGCTTTGCCTTGTTTATTAATACCTACCTCTTTAGCTAACCATCTTCTCATAATCGATAGTTGGTCTTCAAAGGGTTTGCCACCAATAGACTTATGGAAATAGGGAATATCTTTAACAGCTTTTGCCGCATCCCTAATTTTTTGATTCTTATAACTATTAGCAGAAAAACTTCCGGTCTCAATATCGTTAATAGCCACTTCAGTTAACATGGCAATGCCACGATCTTGATGGTCCTTCTTAGTCATTTCAGTATCAAGATTCAAGACAGGAATTCCAAGATTTTTTGCGATATGAATTCCTACATTTTCTGCAAATAATGTTTTACCTGTTTTAGGCCTAGCTCCAATTACATTAACAGTACCTCTTCTTAATCCTCCTCCAATTGCAAAGTCATATCTATCAAAACCTGTTGGAATACCAACTTGATCAATTGGATTTTCACATAACGCGTTAAGTCTTTCTTCTACATCTCCAAAAACTTTCTGTGGTGAGTCGTCATTATCATTTAACAAAGACGTGAAGTCAAAAATAGATTCTTCTGCAATACCTAGTATTTGAGATATTGGTTCGTCGCCTTTAATATTTGTATACTTCTCTTTAGTAGTTTCTAATTGGTCATACATCATACGTGCGATTTGCAGCTTGCGTATTTTCGCTGCCATTTTTCGCACATTGTTTAATAGTACAGGAAATTTCATAATCCCTGACAGGTGGTCAATTTCTTCTTTGTTAGATAAAAGTGAATCCAGACCAATCTCTTTAGCGGAAGATAAAATAATAGGTAGATCAATATCTGATCCCGAGTCTTTTTCCATAATGTGCTTAAGGCAAGAATATATCATACAATTGGACTCGATAGTAAATGTTTCAGCATCTACTAAATCTCCAACATCATAGTATGCATCAGACCCATAACGACACACGCCTGCCAAGACTGCTCGTTCAGCAGCCACATCAGATAATATCATATCTACCTAGACCCCCTTCTAGATGCGCATGAATTACATTGAAACCGATCTCTTTCGGGTGGAATGAGTGCTGGTGAAACTTTAGAGGTTCTTCCACATAGCATACAGCGAGCAGATACTTTTTCAAACCTTGGGCCTTTAGGTAGCATACCTCCTTCTCTCGGTTTATCGAGTCCTTTTTCTTTATCAAATTTACTTGCAGCTTTTAACTCATCTCGCTCTTGAGGTGTTAATCGAATATTATGCATAAAATCTGGTACGTCTTTTTTCTTAGTGGTTTTTTTGCGCGCGGTTTTTTTCTTTGTTGCTTTTTTCTTTACCGGTTTTTTAGTGCTTTTATTTTGTAATAAACTTGTCAAATTTGCTAAGTCATCTTCTGATAAATTAGATAGCAATTCTGCGATTTGTTCTTTTTTATCCATGCTTTAAAACCTTTGATCTTTGAACACTAAGAAAAATATCGCTCATATGTTTAATTGATGAGGATAAATATGTAAGACGATCAGCACGTTGTTGTGCGTATCTTTTTATATCAGCAATTTTAGTCGCATAACCATCTTCTTTAACTGCTTGATTAAATTGACTATCCCAAGAACCTCGATAAGATTGTTCTTTACCTGCAATAGTAGACTTCAGAATTTTATCTGCCCAATTGATTCTGGCGATTTCTCTATTATAGCTTCGTTGTAAATGAAATGCAAGACCAGATAATAACAACGCTGCTTCACTACATTGATCAGGTGTTAGCTTTTCTATTTGATCTCGTGTAAGTTGTAAATACTTCTTGGCGCTATCATCATGAAAATTATCGGTAAATTTTGGAAGTCCTATAGAAGATTCATATTCATCTAAAACACTGTCTAACTTTGCTAATCTTTCTCTTGCAAGATCCTGCTTTTCCATTTGTCTTCGTTCTCGTTAAAGGGTAGTTCTATATAGTTTAAATTATTAAGTTCACACCATTCTTTTAAATTGTTATCTCTAGTTTTTTGATTGATAAAGTCTTGTGCAGATGTATGGAATAAGCTATTGAATTTATAATGTTGTTCTCCATGAACTTCAATTACAGTTTTTATAGTATTGATGTAAAAATCTATAAATACTTTTTGACGACCCCTTAACTGTACTGGAACTTCTTCACAGATTTGTAATGTCGGATAAATTTCTTTGAGCAAAGACCTAGCAGCAAGGTGAAGTTTTGATCTAGGTCGTTGATCGTTTGACCTAATAAAACCCTGTTCAATCTTCCACTTGTGTATTGTACCCTCTAAATCACTTACTTTCATTTTTTTCGATCCCGACCATAGAAAAAATTTCTTTCTCGAACTCCTCATATTTGTCCAAGTTGTCCTCTAGGTACTTAGCTAGGTTATTTTTACCTTGCAGCTTTTCGTCGTTGGGTAGCTTTAGCCATGCGCCGGATTTTTGCACCAGACCAAAATCTATCATCAAATCTGCAAGTTCCATTTCTTTCCAAATACCTCTACCGTATTTGATATGACTTGTGACCTTTTGACCGGGAGGTCCGATAGCAGATGTTACAACCTGCCAATGGATTGTTTGACCGATCTGACTATCTCCTTGCATTATTTTTTCTGTATGACTCGCATGAAGTTTAACGTCTACTTGGTATTTAAGCGCACTACCTGACTTTTCTACTTTAGTTTTTTGCCTACCGAAAGAAGAAACGTTTGCCATTAAGTGAGTAATTCCTACTACGGTTACTTTATTAATTGGAAGCACGTTAGAGATTCTTCTACAAAACTTAGAAAGTACTTTCTGTACGGTCATCACCTGCTGGTCAGTTAAATTACCCGTTAATTCTGCATCACTAGAAAGTGCAGAAAAAGAATCTACAACACATATGGTTTGCGGTTGTGTATGAATAATTTGGTCAAAAATACTTAAATACTTTTCAGCAGATAAAATATTTCCCTGTGTTGATCCTACTATCTTAAATAGTTCGGGATCGGCTTTTAATTCTTTAATACCTTCCAGATCTCTTTTACGTAACCGGCCTTCAATATTTCCATAATAAGTTTTTCTATTAAGCTTTTGAGCGTTGGCACAGAAAGTTAGCGCGGTAACTGTTTTACCAACCTTTTCTGGTCCGGTCATAATAAATAACGAACCTTCAGGTACTCCTCCCCCTAGAGCAATATCCAGCTTAGGGCTTATAGAAATAATACTAAGTTCTTCATCTGTGATTGATGACGGATCATGTAACACGTCGCCATATTCTTTTACGATATCTTTACTCATTCCAAGTCCTCTAAGATAGATAGAATAGA